CAGGTCGCAGGTTGTAATGACCGAGGTACGCGACACTGTGCTGGCGATGATGCCTAGCTTGCTGCGCATCTTTACCGGCGGCGACAAGTTGCTTGAGTTTGTCCCGAAATCCGAGGAAGACGTTGAAGCCGCAGAGCAGGCAACCGATCTGATTAATTACATCTTTATGCAGGAAAACAGCGGCTTCCGCATCTTGCATGACTCCATCAAGGACGCCTTGGTTCTGAAGACCGGCATCCTGAACTGGTATATTTTGGACGACGAGGTTGTTGAGTATTACTCGTATTCCGGCCTAACGCTGGCAGAGGCCAACTTCATCGCGCAGGATCAGGGCATCACGGTTGAGGAGTATGTCGAAGAAACCGACATGATGACCGGAGAGCAGCTTATCTCGATGCGTGTGCGCAGGATAAAGAAGACGCCCCGCTACATCGTAGAATGTGTACCGCCTGAACAGTTCCTGATTGATAACGAAGCAATGAGCATCGACGACGCGATCTACGTTGGCCGTCGTCGTCTGGTGACTGTCTCTGATCTCGTGTCGATGGGCTACGACCGCAACGATGTCGAGATGAATGCTGGCACTGGCGGGTTCGAGATGAACCAAGAAGTGATCGTGCGCAACCCTGCTGACCAGTCGTTCTTTGGCATTACGCAGACATCCGACGAGACGACTGACAAAGTGTTCTACGTCGAGTCGTACATCCGCATCGACAAGGATGGCGACGGCATTGCTGAACTGCACCGCGTCTGCACCATCGGCAATGGCGCATATATTCTTCATCAGGAGGTTGTGCAGTCTGCGCCATTCTCGATCCTGTCGCCTGACCCCACCCCGCACACGATCTTCGGGCAGTCGATTGCAGACCAGACGATGGACCTGCAACTGATTAAATCGTCGATTATGCGCAACACGCTCGACAGCTTGGCCCAGTCCATCCATCCCCGCACCGTGGTGGTTGAGGGGCAAGTGAACATGGATGACGTGCTGAACAATGAGACTGGGGCAATCATCCGCGCACGCAACGCTGGAGCAGTCATTCCATTCTCGACGCCATTTGTAGGACAGTCTGCCCTCGGCGTCATGGCGTACCTTGATGAGGTGAAGACCCAGCGCACCGGCATCTCGCGCACGTCGCAGGGTCTTGATGCTGACGTTCTGCAATCGACAACCAAGTCGGCAGTGCAGGCTCAGTTGTCGGCGTCTCAGGATCGCATTGAGATGATCGCCCGGCTGTTCTCGGATGGCTTGAAGCGGTGTTTCCAAGGTCTGTTGCAGCTTGTTGTCCAGCATCAGGACAAAGCCAAGATCATGCGCCTGCGGAACAAGTTTATCCCCGTAGACCCGCGTGGCTGGGATGCCTCGATGGACATGGTGGTCAACATTGCCCTTGGCCGTGGATCAGATGAAGCCCGCCTTATGGGTCTGGGTTCCATTGTCCAGATGCAGCAGCAGGCGATTGAGAAGTACGGCCCCAATAACCCGCTGGTTGACCTGTCTCAATTCCGCAACACCTTGGCCCAGATGACTACATTGCAGGGCTTTCAGGATGCCTCGCAATTCTGGAAAGAGGTCAACCCGGAGGAGGTTGCCGCGTTTATGCAGCAGATGTCGGCTGGGCAGAACAAGCCCGACCCGGCTACCCTGCTGGCGCAGGTTGAGGCTGAAAAGATCAAGGCCGACATCATCATCAATGCCTCGAAGCAGGAGCTGGAGCGCCAGAAGGCAGTGTCGGATGCTGACTTCCAGCGCGACAAGCTGATCGCTGACAGCCTGCTGAAGGCGGCAGAGATACAGGCAAAGTACGGCACGCAGGTTGATATTGCCAGCATCCGGGCAGACATCGACAGGCAGCGCACGGAAATACAGGAGATGTTCAAGATGGCACAGGCATATGCCCCGCCACCTGAACCAGCACAGCTTCCGATGCAGCAGCCAATGATGCCGCCTATGCCGCCGGGGATGATGTAGCATGTCAACCTTTGAGCAAGAAGAACTGTGGCGTGAGGCCAAGGCGTTTGGCGAGAGCGGCTGCATGAAGGAAGTCTTCCGGCTCCTTGAGGAAGGCTACACAGCCGACTGGAAAAATTCAGAGCCCGACGCTGGGCTTAAACGAGACGATGCGTATTACATGATGCGCGCCGTAGCAGCGTTACGCGGGGAGCTTTCAGCGATGGCGACGGCCCCCAGTGTGGCGCAGTTTAACCGCCGCTTGAAGCGCGCTTAACAATGAGGTAACTTATGTCTGAAGCCGAGAAGTCGCAGTCCAGCGAAATCGGCCTTGCTGATACCGCTCGCAGGTTTGCCGAACTGTCAGAAAGCCCACAGGCTCAAGCTGACACCGGAGGACAGCGAAAGGTAGATGCCGAAGTCGGAGAGACAGAGGCGGCGGCTGAGTATGCCGACGAGACGACATCAGAAGACGAATGGACCCCGGAAGATTCCGGTTCTGACGATGATGTTGAGGCAGATGAAGTCGCGGATGACGAAGGTAGGAAGAAGAAGCCGCTCGATCCGAACACGCTCGTAACCGTCAAGATTGACGGCGAGACGAAGCAGGTTCCGCTGAAAGAGGCTTTGGAAGGCTACCAGAGGCAATCCGATTATTCGCGTAATGTACAAGCAGTTCGACAGGAAAAGCAGCGGATAGAGCAAGAACGCGCTCAGATGCAGCAGGTGATCCAAGCCGCAATACCCATTCTGCAAGCGCAGATTGAGGTAGAACCGGACTGGGCGCAGGTTCATCGAGACGATCCGATCAACTATCCGATCTACCGTGACCAGTGGCGAGATAGGCAACAGCAACTCGCCTCAATGCAATACGAAGAACAACGCATTGCAGGGCAACGGCAGCAAGCTGAGGAAGCGGCTAAACAGCAGCTTCTCGTTCAAGGCCGGGAATACCTAGAATCGGCCTTTAGCGAATGGAAACAACCGGAGGCGTTTACAGCTTCTGTGAAGAAACTGCGGGATTATGGCCAGACGGCTGGGTTCAGCGCAGAAGAATTGCAGAATGTTTACGATCCTCGATATGTGGTGATGCTTGAGAAAGCACGCCGCTATGACGCTTTGAAAGCTGACCGCCCCAAGCCTGTTCGTCAGGAAGGGCCAAAGCCACTTCGAGGCGGCGGGAACTCCAGCAATCCTGTGAAGGGCAACGACATGTCGCGAGTTCAACAGCGTCTCAAAGCAACTGGCCACGTCAATGACGCGGCTGCTTATTTCAGTCTTCTCGACTCTCGGAGAAAATAAATGGCATCGGTATCAAAAGTCACAACCTACGACGGTCCTAACTCTATCCGCACGGACCTGAGCAATATCATCTATGACATCTCGCCGACTGACACGCCGTTCATGTCGAACATTGGCCGTGACACCTGCGAAAACACCTATTTCGAGTGGCAGACGGACGTGCTGACTGGCGCTGACACAGCCAATGCTGTGATCGAAGGCGCGGATGCTGGCAATGCCGAGTTCACCCCGACTGTCCGTGTTGCTAACTACACGCAGATCAGCCGCAAAGTCGTCTCCGTGTCGAACACCGATAACAAGGTGAATAACGCGGGCATGACCTCGCAGATGGCCTACCAGAAGGCTAAATCGGCTAAGGAACTGAAGCGCGACATGGAAGCCATCCTCCTGAGCAATCAGGCTGGTGCTGCCGGTTCGACCTCGGTTGCCCGTAAGACTGCTGGTTTGCCGACATGGCTCATAACTAACTCGCAGGCAAACGCGGCTGTCGTGTCTGCAATGTCTGGCTCTGGCGGCAACGGTTATCCGTCTACAGCTTGGACCAGCTTGTCCACGTCGACCGACGTTGCCTTCACCGAAACCATGCTCAAGACTGCTATCCAGCAGGTCTGGACGCAGGGTGGCGATCCGAAGGTGTTGATGGTCAATGCCTACAACAAGACGGTTGCTTCAGCGTTTGCCGGTCTTGCCCAGCAGCGCATGAACTACAACTCCGTTCAGCCGATGAAGATCATCGCCACGGCTGACATCTACCTCGGTGACTTCGGCGAAGTGTCGATTGTTCCGAATAGGTTCCAGCCGAACTTCTTCGCGTTTGTGCTTGACCCCGAGTATGCGTCCGTCTCGTACCTGCGTCCGTTCCAGACCTTCGACCTTGCCGTCACTGGCGACAGCACGAAGGCCGAAATGGTCGTGGAATACGGCCTGCGTGTGAAGTCTGAGAAAGCACACGCATGTATTGCCAACCTCATCTCTGCGTGATCTAAGTAATAGGGGCCGCCTTGCGGCCCCTATTATTAGGAGGACAGATGGGTAAGCATAATTTATCGCCAATGACCCGCGTAATTAACAACTGCACCCCTGAACCAAACAGCGGGTGTTGGATTTGGATTGGGGCGACGAATGGCAGATACCCTCAGATAAAAGTTAAAAAGAAAAATGTTTATGCTCATAGGATCGCGTGCGAAAGTGTTTATGGGCCTATGGGAGGCTTAAATGCCCTCCACAAGTGCGACAACACTCTTTGCGTAAATCCAGACCACCTATATCCGGGGACGCAACAGCAGAATGTAGATGATTGCCGAATACGTGGTCGACTTGCTGGTGGGGCTAAATGTCCTCAAAAAGGGGTTGATAGACCCTACGCAAAGCTAAACGATGCAGCCGTTGTCGAGATTAGAAAATCCACGGAAAAAGGTATAGACTTGGCAATGAGGTTTAATATATCGGCTGGGATCATATCTCAGATACGATCAGGGAAACGGTGGAAACACGTTAATGGCTGATTACGACATTACACAAAATTCGTCTTCGTTGATCTCTCACGACAGTACAACTGGTACGTCGCAGAAGATGCACCTAACGACAGACAACAAGCTAATCCTTGAGACGGTTTACAATGTTGATGACATTGCCGCTGCGGCCAAGGCTGAACGCGACCTGATTAGCAAGACTGACAAGGCTCCAGACGGCATGGTCAAGGTCGCATCTTTGCCGATGGCGCTCTATCTTGATCTGCGGAAACGCGGTATTCTCGGTGATCGAGGCGCAATCACAAAGTGGCTTGCGACTGAGGAAGCCGCGCCATTTCGGACGCATTGGATGAAAAGCTGATGGCGACGATCACGAATTACGCGAACTTGCAGTCCACAATCGCAGACTACCTGAACCGTGCTGATCTGACTTCTCAGATACAGACGTTCATCCAGTTTGCCGAGGCTGACCTGAACACGCGGCTTCGTGATCGACAGATGATCGTCAGGGCAGAGGCCACGTCTGACGAGGAATATGTGCAGCTCCCGTCAGACTGGCTGGAGGCTCTGAACTTACAGCTTGTTGGCGGCATGAGCCCGTTGCGGTACATCACCCTTGATGAGAGCGACATTGTAAACTCAACCCGCGCCCTGACATCACCCACCTTCTACTCCCTGATGAATGGCGCGATTGAGCTTGTCCCGCCACCAGCGCACGATGTTGACATCGAGATGGTGTACTACGGCAAGATACCGTCTTTAACAGATGCCGCCCCGTCAAACTGGCTGCTGGTCAAGGCTCCCGACGTTTACCTGTATGGCGCGCTGACCCATGCCGCACCGTTCCTGATGGATGATGCGCGGATGCAGACCTTTGGACAGATATACCTAGCTCGCGTACAATCGCTGCAAGATGAGTCCCAGAAATCCCTACACAGCGGGTCGCCGCTGATAGCACGCACCCGGAGGGTTTACTAATGGCTGGCCTGACAAACTTTGGCGAAGACCTTGTACTTGATTTCCTGTTCACGGCCAACACGGCAACCCGCCCGACTGCGTGGTATGTCTCCCTGTACACGGTAGCCCCGACTGAAAGCACCGGCGGCACCGAAGTCACAGGTGGCTCGTATGCCCGCGTCTCAACCAGCTTCACAGTTTCCGGTACTGCACCTACTGAAGCCAGCAACACGGCTGCGGTTGAGTTTGCAGAATGCACGGCTACATGGGGTACAGTTGTTGCCGCAGGTATCATGGACGCATCCACAGGCGGCAACCTGATTGCATTTGCAAACCTGACTGTAAGCAAGGCGATTGATACGGGCGACGTGTTGCGGTTCAACGCGGGTGCACTCGACATCACGCTTGACTAATGGCCTACATCGGGCGCGCTTATGGCGACTATGATTTTGGCGACGGAGCCTATGGCACGTCTGTCATCATTGAGGTTGACCCTGCGCCCGGTCGCGATTACGGCGGTGATGATTATGGCGTTTATAGCTACGGCGAAAGTCTAGCACTCAATGTTATAGCTGTAACGTCAGATGGCGTTGCAACGCCCACCAGACTTATCAGCGCACAAGCTGAAGCAATGTCTACCACCAGCGGCGGCGCTGTTGCCACTGACACTGACCTTGTGTCGTGCGTTATCGCAATTACCTCCGACATGGTGGCGGGCGGGCAAAGGGTTAAGGCTGCGGCAGCGGTTGCAGTCTGCACGTCGAATATGCTGGCCAATGCGACCATTGACGCAGAGGCAGTTGCAGTCGGGGCCAGCACGTCAGACGGTACGGCATCGGCCTACGTATCCATCATTGTCGCGGCTGTCGGTGCATCACAAAGTGACGCATTCTTCACGGCTACCCGCTACCAGTTCGCCAGCGCAATCTCGGCTATAACGTCTGACGCAACTGCCGCTGGAAATGCAACTTATTCTGCTGTAGAGTTGATCGAGATAAACAGCGACATGATCGCAGTCTCGAAGGCAACCTATTCAGCCTCCATGATTGCGGCTCTGTCGTCGAACATGACGGCAAACGGGCGGTATCTATGGGAGAAGGAAACTGTGGCTGCTGAAAGCTGGACTAGTCAAGTGGTTCCTTCCGAGA